TGCCGTCTCCAGTAGGTTGCCCACGTCCTCCCAGTAGTCCGCATTCGGCGGCGGCGTTCCTTTGGGCACCGCCTTATCTGCCTGGTAGATCCGGCCATCGCCCACCACCAACTGACCTTTTTCATAGGTATCGTCTGGGTTGTAGGCCTTGAGCCCGTCAAGCGCATTGACCTGATCCTGCAACTGCTCGATCAGCTCGATCTTTTCCAGCAGCTTCTGGCCGAGTTCGGTTTCAGTGATCTTCCCGGCAAACATTTCAAGGATCGGCCCGGCATCGCTGCTGGTCTGCCCCATCACGCCAATACCGGTCGGATACCACGGCCCCACATTGCCGGTCCGGTCAACCAGGCGAGCCCAAAAGAAGAACGTCACGCCGGCCAGCAGCTCCTGCATGACGTATTCAGACTGCGGGTAAGCCAGGTCGCTGAGCTTTGTGGCCTGCCAGCAGCTCCTGCATGACGTATTCAGACTGCGGGTAAGCCAGGTCGCTGAGCTTTGTGGCCCTGGCCAGCTCGGTCGTCTGGCTGTACCAGATTTCAGTGCGCTGTGTGTCCTCTGTGCCTGGCGGAAAAGTCCACTTGAGCGCGATGCCGAACAGCAGCGACGTGGCCGTCAATGAGGTTACGGCAGGCGGCAGCCCTTCCTTGCCCTTTAGCTGGGTAAGAAACGAATTCCGCCAGCTCGACGAGATGTCATAGGCGCTAACGGCACGCACTCGGGCGAGATAGGCACCGGCATAGATGCCAGTGATGTCGACGCTGGTGGAGCCGGTGCGCTGTACCTTGATCCAGTTGCCGCTGTCCTTGCGCCACTCGACGTCATAGGCAACCGCGCCGGCCACTGCTGGCCAGCTGATGGTCATCGTTGTAACGGCCAGCCCCTGGGCGATGGCCGTCGTCGAAGTGAGCGAAACGCTGGCAGGCGATGGAACAACGGTGATCGGAATGACGCTGATCGGACGCTCTTCCAGCCGGGCGCCGGTGTCGATATAGCCAAACTTGCTCGGCTCGTACTGAAGAGCGGTAATTGCGTACTCGCCTTCTGCACTGCGCTTGACGCTCAGCACTCGGTACAGAGGGATAGCCAAGTCGTCGGCATCCAGCGCCCACTGCAACTGTGTGGTAGGAGTCTCGCTGTAAGCGACGGTGACGGTGATTGCCCTGCCTGCGACCGACTGCACGGTCCGGCCTTCAGCCTGTCCGCTGGGCAGGTTGACGATCAAACGGTCACCAGCCTTTGCCAGTGTGTCGCGATCGAGCGTCACAACTCGCCCAGCAGCACCAGCAATGCGTCCGCCGATCTCCCGGCCAGCCAGCAGGGAATCAGCGACCGGGATTATGTATCCCGGCAGCGGAATCGCGCCTTCCATACCGGTGCTGAAGCTCACAGTACGGTCTTGATTGTTGCTCATCACGACCCACTTACCCCGGCGCTGCCCCTCAGAAGCACGTGTGCATCCGATGGCTGTCAGCTCAGTCGGCTTGTCACCGAAACGGCGCTGCAGCACAGGGTCGGCGAACGGAATGACGTCGGTGTCGTAGTTGTTGTCTGGATTGTCGTAGCCAACGATTGCCCGGGTGTAGCGCGTCTTCGCCGAGGCGCTGCCATAGGTGAACTTGCCGCCGATGACGTTGGCGCGAGTGAAGACATAGTCGAAGTCCTGACTGCGCGGCATATCGGCTTGCGCAACGAGCTGGCCCTGGGCCCAGTAGGTCATGCCCCGGTAAATGCCCGAGATATCGCGCAGCAGCGACCAGGCATTGGCCTTGCCCTGCAGGTTCATATCGCACAGGAAGCGAGGCTCTACGCCGCCGACTCCATTCGGGACATCCTGATCGCAGTACTGCGCAATGCGATACAGCTCCCACTTGTCGACCATCCACGGCTTGATGCGTTTACCGAGGCCAAACCGGTCTTGAGTGCATACGCCATATGTCACCCAGGCAGGATTATTGGTCCACGCCTCTTTCATGGAACCGTCCCACACGCCCGAATAGGTACGATTGAACGGATCGTAATTGCTCGGCACCTGCCATTTCCGCGATTTGCACTTGACCGTCACTGCGGGAATGTTGGTGAACTGCTCGGCATCAAATTCGATGTAGAGCAGCGCCGTGTTCGGGTAGCGCAGCTTTGCGTCGATGACCTCTGTGAGCCCGGCCACCAGCATGGTGTCGGCGATCTTGTTAGTGTTCTGGTTGGCGGTCAGGCGACGGACGCGGATCTGCCAGCCTGATGTAGCGGCGGGCAAATCAATACGGCGCGAGCGCTCATATCGCGTAGTGGTCTTGCCATCCACGGCCTCCAGCAGTGCCTCTTTGTAGCTGCCGCCGTCAGTGGCCACGTCGATGGCGTATTCAATGCGGTAGCCGCCGACATTCCCTTCGTCGTCCTGCTGCTGGAGCGCGGGCCATGCAAGGCGCACGCGCACGGCTGACAACTGAGTATTGGTGATCGAGCGAACCCAGGGCGAGTCGTTGCGTAACTCGACATTGACGGTCGTCTCGTTATCGATGGACGGAATGCCGGGGATGTACGACTGATCAACTGAACCGGTTCGCCATTCCCATTTCACGTTTTGGAAATTGACGTTGCCGCTGGCATCGTTGATCGGCGTGTTGTCGAGGTAGATGTCGGCAGCCGTCGGAGTGCCTTCAAACTCGCCCTCGCCTACGGCGATGAGTAGCTTAGCCAGGTTGGTGGAGCGCAGGCTATCGGAGGCCTCGGTCGGCGACTTCGGACTGCTGCTTCCGCCTTTCTCACCGTGGATATCGATCTTCAGTGCTGCGCCCATGCTTTTCTCCAGGCATAAAAAAACCGCCTCTCGGGCGGCGCTGTCTTGCGAATGTGGTTACGTTTTGTCTTCGGCGTAGATCGATGCCGAGATGATCGCCCCGCCCCAGCGCCTCTCGCCGATGCAAATCGGGACAGGGTTGCCGCTGGCCGTGGTGTTCTTGGCGCTGCCGAATGCGTAGGAAGGGGAGTTTTCGGGCGCTGCGCTCTGCTTGATGCCTGCCGCTTGCGGGCTAAGCATCTGGATCACGCCGCCAGCCAGCAAGGCTATGCCCGCAGGGGCCGTGGGGGCTCCGAAGAAGCTTGCTGCAATCAGGACAACGCCAAGGACAGTCTGCATCAGACCTCCCCGCTTACTGCCATGCAGCACCGGAACCACCCTGACCTCGCGCGAGCCTCCAAGCCCGAAACCTTCCTCTACGACGTTCTTGCCGTTGCGGAATATCGCGAAGCGCATGCCGAGCCGGTCAAGGCGTCTAATCTCCTCAGCGAAACCTTCCAGTGTTGCCTTCAGCGCTTTGAACACCTCCCAAGTCTGGCCTGAGTCGATCTGCCTGCGGTGCACCCTGCCGAACTTGCGGGCCAGTGATCCGGATAGCTTGATCGTGGTCATGGGTGAGTGGTGAATGGCTGCCATGCGTTTCTCCGGACATGAAAAAGCCGCCCGGAGGCGGCTTTGAGTAAACTCGATTTTAACTGAGCTTCGCGATTACAGGATTTTGACAGGTATATTGCTGGTCCCCATATCCCACCCACCGACTAAACGGTCATTTCGGATCAGAAATCTGTAATTCCTGGCCCCCACATACCCGCCGAAGCTATTTTTAGCGTTCACTGCCACCTCAAGAAGATAGCCGCCTTCAACCTTCCTACCCTCAAAAACACTTCCAACCACGTACCCCCTGTATACAGAGCCAAAGCTGTACCGGGCTGACTCAGGGTCTTTCAAATACATCTGAAAAAAACTCCTGACAGCTTTTTCCGCGTCAGCTTGGTATACCGAAGCGCCGTAGTCGGCAGCCTGGATTTGCTCTGGGGTGGGCTTAGAAGCACACCCCGAAAGAGAAAGCATCAATACAAACATCATCAAAAAAACGCGCATAAATTACTCTCCATGTTTGGCGTGAGAATATCATTTTACCGAGTCTGTATAGGCGTTTACTAAATCTAAGCGTTGTATATTTTGAATGGATTTATGTAGCAGGGACGGTTCTGGCGGTAAGAGTCAAAAAGAAGATTTTTCATTGTGCCGCAATATCAGCCGTGTCCGATCCAGCCACGGACCACCGAAGACGATTATCTCCGACGGCCTACCGTACAGGTGGTGCAACAGGAAAGGGCCAGGGCCAAATACCCCGCCTTCCTCGCCGGTCAGCGAAGCGTCCGCGCCGAGGTAGATGCCAGCGTGGTTCGGATGCTTGGTCCGTCCTACCTCCATCACGATCATGTCGCCACGTTGCGGCTGATCGACACGGACGAAGCCAGCGGCCTCGTAATTGGATTCGTAGAGGCTTTCACCCTCGGCGCTCTCCCACCAGCCATCCGTGCGCTTGAATGCTTCGAACTCCAGGCTGTACTCGCGCTTGTACCAATCGGCACAGACCTGCCAGCAGTCCCATGCACCATGCACGAACGGGCGCTTCAGAAGTGGCGTATTGCCGGTGGGCACTATGGTGCGCAAGTCGCCCTCTGGCCAACTGAGGATATGCCAGGGCAGTTCCGTCGCCTCGCACATCGCCAAGTCGCGCGGCGAAGGTCGACTGGTCGCATCAGGGTGCGAGTGGACAACTCCTATCACGGTGCCCGCATCTTCTGCTTCGGCGTAATCCTCGGGGCTGATGCGAAACTCTTCGTTCGGATCGGTCGCGGTATTGGAGCAGGGAAAGTACTGCTGCTTCCGCCCCACGCTCAAAAGCAGCCCGCAGGACTCGCGCGGGTATTCAGCTGCCGCGTGCGCCTGTACGGCTGCCAAGATGTATTTCAGCATGGTCAGCTCCGAGCAATCAGCGATACGGCGGGGAATCCGCCAAAGGGTACTTCGTTGCCAGCCCCGAAGCGCGGCGTGCAGCCTCGCGTCAGCGTGGCATCGCAGACATCAAGTTCAGGGTTATCGGTGGGTTGCCCGTCCTTATCGACGTATGGACCGGTGTAACCGCAGTTCGGCCCGCGATACCCACCAGTGAGGCACCAGTGACAAAGCGTGGTCATCTGCCGACCAATCGACTCACCGCCGACGTCGCCCGGGCTGGCCAACTCCCAACTGACCGTTTCACCGTCCTCGCCGGATTTTTGATCCAGATACCAGACCTCAATCGTCTCCTGGGAGGGATCAGCATCGGGGTTGCCGCCAGGGAAGTTCTCGGCGTCCAGATACCTGCCGAGCGTATGCCGCATCGTCAGTTTGAACTCGAGCAAATCCTCAAATGCCAAGCAAAGCGCCGTGATGCGTCCGTTGACGTTGCCCACGGAAAGCGTGGGCCGGACTGCTGTACCGTCGCCATTCGCTTCAATGCCGTCAATCTGCATGGGCCAGGCACCGTACTCGTTGCCTTGCCACCAGATCGATTTGGCAGGCAGCTGGTCGGCATCCAGGCCGAAAGCCAGCAGTTCAGCGGCAGTGTGCGGGATGGCATGACCATGAAAGCGCAAAATGTCCGCACCGTAATCAGAGCCATCGAGTTCAAACAGCAGCGCTTCGCTGCCCGGCTCAAGCGCCTGGATATCAGCAATCAACGGCATGAGATGTCCTTAAGGGTGGAAGGCCCGGTCGAACGTGGCCGTCAATTTGAATACGTTGCCACCTACAGGGGTGGGCACTGGATTTTTACAGGTGAACAGGCCGAGTTGGCCAAGCGGCGTGGTCCAGAGGAACGCTTTCGCACCTGCGTGTTTGTCGAGAAACTCCATGATTTTCATGACCCTCTCCTTCGTGCCGGTGAATGTGATCGGGTATGAATCCTCCTTGTTATTCGGTCCGTCGCCGACGTCCTGCTTGTAGCCATTGCCAAACTTGGAGGTGCGCACCCGATAGGTGATATCGGGCGCGTCTCCGTGCTGGGTTGGCCAGGTAAAGGTTTCAATCGCCATGACTACCTGCCATTTGTGAGCCTCCAGATAGAGCCGCCAGGCTGCAGTGCTCGAGCAATGGCTGTCTCAGCCTCGGCTTTCGCCGCCTGCTGGATGCCTTTGCCCAACTGAGTAGATGCTTCCTGAGTGCTTGAGCCGCCCGATTCGCCGGACGTCTGGACAGATACCGAGACGGGGAAGTTGTAGGTGTTGGTTCCGCTGCTGCTGCCGCCCCCACCCAGCGCACGGACGCCGAGCTGGCCGCCCGCCGTGCGAGTCAGCGGCATGATTGCCTCGTCGCCGGCCTCACCCATGACACCTACGCCGCCGCCAGCGATTCCAAACGCCGTTGGCTTGCTGACGATGCTATTTGTGAACGCAGCGCCGTTGGCGAACATCTGCACGCCGTTGGACCAGGCACCGCCTTTGGCCTGAGCCACACCAGACCAGCCGCTTAGGGCTGAATCGCTGTAGCCAGCAGCTGTAGAGCCCGTCGCAGAACCGAATGAGGTAGCTGCTGATGCTCCACCGCTAAAGTAACTTGTAGCTGCTCCGAAAAGGCTCCCGAGCAGAGCGGAACTGGCCTGGCGCGTTGCAATACGAGCCATGTCGGACAAAATGGACTTTGTGAAATCAGAAAACGAAAATTTCCCTGATATGACAAAATTCGCCAGAGAGTCATCCATGCTGTCAAAAGCATTCGTGAATAGCGTTTTTGTTTGTCCAGCTACATCTCTGGCCTGCTCCAAATAGTCCTGGAACGCAGAAGATGCTCCCGAGCTCCAGCCGTTTTGGGCAACGGTCATGTCGTCATAGTTGGCCTGGACAGCGTCACGCAGATCCTGTTGGTTCTTGTTGAGCGCAGCCAGCTTCAGGTTGTACTCGTCGAGGCTCATCCCCCGAGAGCCATCACCGTATTGGTTGGCCAGCTCGACCTTCTGCTGGTTAATCCGGTCATCTACGGAGTTCTGCTGGTCCGTCAGCCCACGCTGGCGATCGCCCATGCCAAGCGTTGCCGCAGAGCGCTGTCCCTGCTGGCGTAGCGTTTTGACCTGCTGCTCCAAAGCGCTAGTGTAGGTGGATACAGCCAGCTCCTGTTTCTTTAGCCTACCGATTTCGCTGGTAGCCAAAACAGAGAGTTCGGTGTCAGCCTTCTTCTGCGCCTCCACCATCGAGGTGCGAGCGTCGGCGATCTTCTGATCAAGTTGAATCCGTTGCTCGGCGCTGGTGGATGCCTTGCCCTTGGCCGCTTCAAGTGCCGATATCTCTGCCTGATAGGCCGATGTCACGTCATCCTTCTGCTGCTCGACAATCGCTGCACGCTGGCTGGCATAGGACTCGGCAGACACCAGTCCAGCTTTCTGCGATGCGTCCAGTTCCTTCTGGATGCCGTCGTAATAGCCGGTGATCGACTTAAGCTGATTCTGCGCATCGTTGAAGGCAGTCAGGTCGACCGCTGTCGCAGGTTTGGCAGGGTCTTTGTTTTTGTCCTTGATGTTCTGCAGGGTCTTGGCGACGTAGTCGGGCTGCACCATTGGGTCGGTGGGGTCAGCTTTCTTTCGGACTTCAACATCACGCAAGTATGCTTTTTCGAGCTTATTCCGTTTTTCTGCATTGCTGAGATTGGAATCGCTGATTAATTTCAGGCGCTGACCGGCCGCTATACCCTCCTGCTGGGTGCGAGTCTGCTCCGCATCGTATTTAGCGATATCAGCCTTCGCTGCCTTTGCGTCCTCCAGAAAGGTTTTCTGATCTTTCAGCGATTCCAGGGTCTTTTCTTTGTCTGAAAAGAGTCCAAAACCACCTGCTCCTACCTGTGCGATTCGGCGATCAACATCAGCTATCTGCTCATCAAGCGTTTCGGCACGCCCTACCTCATTGACGCTGTCGAGAGCACCGCTCGCTGCATCTTTTATGCCCTTCCAAGCCTTTTGCCAAAGCCCAAGATTGTCCGTCACCTGCTTGGATCGGGCCTCAATCGTCTCGGCATATGTTTTAGTCAGAAGGTCAGCTGCACCGACTACGTCACCCTGCTCTTTTAGCGCAACGATCTGTGAATAGACCGATGCAGTGAGAAAGTTGTACTGATCATTCAGAGTTTTGGCGGCTGCGACCGGATCCTTCGCAATTTTGACGAACTCGGCAACGGTTGACTCGACCGACTTGCCTGTTGCGTCGTCCATCGCCGCGGCGGCGTCAGCGATTGTCTTGAAGCTACTACTTGCCACTACACCGCTATTCGCAAGCATGATCAGTGCGGCCGAAGCTTCGCCTACCGTCCCATTTGTAGCTGCTACCTGGCTCGCGAGGCTTGCTATCTGATCTGCTGAAGATCCAGCATAGTTTCCAGTCAGAATCAGGGCTTTATTGTAATCATCCGCCTCTTTACTGCCTCGGCTATAGCCCAGAACCAGTGTGCCGACAACGGCAGCAAATGCGGCTACGCCTGCGACTATGGACAGCATGCTGGTCGTTGCGCCAGAGGCACTTGCACCAAGCGCGGTAATGCCTTCCTTAGCGTTTTTTGCAGCATCGGCAGCCGTATTGGCCCCTTCCGCGACACTGCTGAGGCTTTCCCCAGCAGCTTCTGCGCCATCGGCTGCGGCCTTGGCCCCTGCACCTACGCCTTCAAAAGCCTCCCCTACTGAACCTAACCCACTCCCGATCCCGAGGATGGATTTGATTTTACCGCCCAGGACATCAATCGTCGGCCCAATACCGCCGAAAGAGTCTTTGATCTGAAGGCCTTGCTGGAGAAAAACCTGCAGCGGGTTTTGCCCACCAACGAGGCTGGTAAAGATGTCCGAGAACTGCGATGGCAACTGACGCAGCGCCTGCTCAGTTTGGGTAGATGAAGTGCCAGTTTTCTTCAGCGTTTCACTGAAGTCTCCGAGCTTCTGACGCGATGCATCAATCCGTGTCGAGTACTCCTTGAACGTATCGGCATCTATAAGCCCGGCGTTCTTGTATTTCTGGAGCTGTTCCTGCTGCTCATCAAGTTTGCCGAGCGCTGTCAGCGTAGGGTTGATTTTACCCAGCAGAGCCTGAAGCCCTTCAGCCTCAATGCCGGTAGCGGCCGCTGCCTTCTTCGTCGATTCAGCAAGTTGGTCGGTCGACCCCACGAGCGCATCAGAATCAGCCTGCAATCGACGCCGGAGCGCCGCAAGACTGCTCACAGATGAGCTTGAAGCATCTACCGCCGACGTGTTGCTGGTGACACTGGTCGTCAGTCGCTGGTAATACTCGCTCGAATCCAGCGAAGCCTTGGCCATCGCTGTGAGCCGAGAGATGGCCTGGTCGGTTGTTTCGTTGAGTTTGCCCTCAGCCGAGGACAAGCTGGATGCTGCAGTCGACGCTTTGTCGAATCCCGAGGAAACGCCGTCAGCGGCCTTCTCTGCCCGGCCGCCAGCCGCAGCCAGTTTGTCCAGATCGGTAGCGGCCTGCGCGGCATCGCCGGAATCAACCTTGATTCCGAGTTCTGCAATGGTCGTCATGAGCGCTCCGTTATTTCGATTCGCTCATCACGAGCAATGCTTCAACCTCCAGTATGCGGAGGTCGGGAAAGATGCCAGGTAGTTCGTGCCGTTTGATGCCCGCCATGTGCGCCGTGGCGGGGATGACCGAGTAATCAAGGCCAGACGCCCCGCCCGGCCCGGTCCGCCACTGGGTAGAGAGGGATTCGAACAGGCGGAAGGCTTTCCATGAGTCGGGCCAGACCTCGACCTCTTCGACTGGTATGTCAGCCAGAGTCATGCCAAATGCAGCCAGCTCTTGCTCCGACGGCCCAGGCTCGTACAGCGCCCGGGCCGCCGCCTTCAGTTTCCCAAGCGGGCCGGATCGTAGGCAGACTGGTAAGCGTCGATCACCGCCTGAGGTGCGCCAACGCAAGTGGTCACCAGTGCGGCTACGGCCTCGTCGGTGAACTTGTCGTCAAAGGACCAGCCGGTTACAACGTCCTTGATCTGCTCGACCTGCAGCGCGATCTCAGACGCGGTCACCTCCTGCCAGGTGATGCCGTCGTCGATACGCTTGGCGTTCAGATCGGCGCGGGCCGTGTTCCAGCGCCCGAACATCTCGGCCAACGCTGTACGGTCCATGTACTTGAATTCAAACTCCACCTTCACCGCGGCTTCACCGATGCGAGGAATCATCACCGGCGCTTTGAACGTCGGGTTTTGGGCGATCTTGATCTTGGCCATGGGTTACGCCACCACTGCCGAGTAACGGGTTGGGCGGCCAGCGAGCGACACGCTGATGACGCGAGTCATGATGCTGCCCTTCGTGAGTGTGGGTGTCGATGTGATGGAAACATAGGCGTTGTAAAGAATGCTGTCGCCATTCGGAAGATTCAAACGAAGCACTCGCGTCTGTTTGTCATCATCGGCAGCTTCGACCACGGGCACATACGGTTGCGCCGGATCATCGGCGACGGTTACCGCCATGCTGACAGGGCTCTTGGACGTAGGAAGTTGGTGATCGTCATCCTCAGCCAAAAATCCGAAGGTCGCGAACTGCTGATCGCCGCCACTTGATGCCAAATCAGTGATCTGCGAGATCTCGACGAACGACGTGACCTCACGCACCGAGCCCAGGCCAGAACCAGCCGGGTAAGCTTGTGCGTTGAGGGTGCTGATCTTTTCCAGCTCGAACGTGCCGCTCAGGCTGTTGTCGACGCGTGCGGCCCGATCATTCAGGCGGGTCCAGCCGGAAGTTACGGCGATGATGTCACCATCACCCAGGCCGTGCGCATCGGCAGTGGCCACCGCAGGGTTTGCATTGCTCAGCGCAGTTACCGGGATTGCCGCGCCATATGCGGAGGCGATCTGAAGGGTTGCGCCGTTGGGGAGTCTGAAGCCCATGAGTTTTTCCTTTTTGCGAGCATAAAAAACCCGCTCAAGGCGGGGTTGGCGGTATTGCTTGGCTGTTACTTTTTTGCGCTTCCGCTTGCGAGGCTGCTTACAGCCACAACCAGACGGCCAATCTCTGAATTGAGCTGAACAACGCATGCCTCAAGAGTTTTGATGCGGTCCGGCAGTTGCGCGTCGTCGCGAGTCAGCGCCTCTTTCTTGAGCTCTGATAAAAAGTCTTCGAGCTTGAAATTCTTCAGGCCTTCAGATAATTCAGTTTCGCTGATCGACCCAAGCAGCTGATCCAACACCTTCGATGCATCAACCTCGAAGTCGATCTTTACAGCATGCTCATCCTCCTTGTCGCCCGGAGTGCCGGTGTAGCCGCCGCACATACAACCCAGGCCAGCGCCAACACCCGCAAGCACTGTCTGACCTGCGGCGTTTGTGGTCGTCCGCACAACCCAGTCTGGGGAAAGCTTGCCAGCGTCGATGAACGCCTGGGTCAGGAAGACCTGATCGCCTTCAGCGTGGAATGGCGTAGCTGGCTTGTCGGCGCTATCTGTGAGACTTCCCCACATCACGCGGGTCAAGCCGTCATGCGAAAAGGTGAACTTGTCGCCCTCTTTCTTGATTTGACATCCGGCGCGTCTCGACGCCTTAACGCGCGCCGCAACCTCTTCAACAGTCTCTGCCCGCTGGTAAGTCAGTGAGGTCCGGATATCAGGAAAGCCTGGATCAAATGACTCATCCTGAGTCGTAATCTGCGCGCTATCACGATACTCGGCGGGTATCTTGAATATCTCTGCGCCGATGAAGGCGTAGTGCTCGATCGCGCTGGCGGGCAAGTCGCTCGCGGCCCACTCGGCAGCAGTCACGGTAACCATCTGGGGTTGCTCAGGCAGGCCGCCGACAGAAATCTTGGCCGAGTTGATTTCAAATTCGCCGGTTACTTTGTCAAGCTTCCAGCCGGAAACGCCCGGCACGTAGTTAGAACTTTGCATTTTCTTCTCCGATGATCAGTTGGTGTCTGATCGATACTGAAACGAGGCAGCGACTGTCAGCGTACTGTCACCGGTGATAGGCGGCCCGGGTTCGACCGGCGTGAGCACCAGCACTTCGAACGCGTCTTGCTTGAGCCTGAGATAGGCCGGGAACAGAGCGTCAATGTCATCGACAAGGCCTTCAGCTTCGCCAGTCCCATTGCCTGCCGGGGTGACAACGTTGACCTGGAACACGCCGGTATAGACGCGGTGATCGCCCGACAGGGTGTCGGTACCAGTCCCGGCCGGAAGCATGAACGCTGCCAGATACGTCTCGTCTGCCTCTGGCGCGAAGCTGACGCCCTGATAGGCGATCCTCAGGTTGCGACCACCCGCCCACGCCGTGAGTCTCTGCTCGAACAGTGAGCGGATTATTTTGTGGCTCATACCTGATGATTCCTGATGGCCGCCTCAACGATCTGCTGGAAGCGCGCCACGGTGATTCGAACCATGCCGCCCGGTGCCTGGGTCGAATGCCCAAACTCAAGCGGGATGGCGTATGGCAGGCTATTGGTAATGTAAGCGACGTCGCCGGCGTGAAATTCCAGCACACCGTTTACGATACGTGCCGTGGATTTGCTGCCAGTCGGGTCGACCTCTTCTGTAGTCGTCCCATCTGGCGCGCCAATCCCGAACATCCAGTTGCCTCGGAATCGGCCACCGACATAATCCTGGCCAGCCACAAGGCCGTTTACGTTGAAGTTCTGCGCACGCTCGGTCTTGGTCAACGGTTTGGCGTATTTCACGCCTCGCTTCAGCTTGCCGGACTTCGTGAAGTTCGACTCTGTAAGGTTGATGACCGTGTTGCGCAGGGAAACCTTGAAGTCGTAGTCGTCGGCTGCGCGGGTGTTGGCATCGCGGAACGCCAGGTTGGCCGCCCAGATTTCAGGATTACCCACTGGAGACATCCGGATGACGCTGCTGCCGATCTCAATGATGATCTCGCGAAGACTGACATCGACCGCTTCCTTCGCCTGCTCGGCAAATTTGGCGAGGTCGAGGGCGAAGCTACCGGACTGACCAGCACCTGCGCGGCTCATGAGCGCACCTGCAGCTCATAGAGCAGTGGTGTGCCTGCCGGGTTGATCTCTTTCAGCGGTGGAATGATCGACCAGGTGCGACCCTGGACAACCACCTTGCTGAGCAGCGTCGGTGGCTGCTCAAGTCCCTTCGCGGCAATTTTCAGCTTCTTGTCGCCCACCTTGATCAGCGTGTTGGTCTGGAACTCCTGCCCAGTGAAGTCGAGCATGATGCCTTGGGCGGTTCGCTCTGTGACCGTATCTGGTGATGTGGTGCCGGTGCCCGGGTTGTACTCGCCTTTTACCGAGTCGCGGATGGTGACTGCCTGGCCGTATTCGGTAATAAGGTCGAGGGCCATCACGGCCATCTCATCGTAGAAGGCCATGGTGGCTCCAAGTCAATCAGGCGCGCACTGCAAACAGCCCGCGTCGCTGAAGATAGTCTGCAAACTGCGTAGCGCTGGGCCGGTCCGGCGCAGCAGGCAGTAGTCGCTTGCTAGTATTGCTGATGGTCGCGTATTCACGCTCCACCGCGCCGTCGACCTTTTCCTTCGTGACCGCGCCCTGGCGCTTGTCGATAGGATCAATGTCGTCGGCATGAATCTCTGCGGCCAGAGCCATCTGGCCGTACTGAATGCGTGCCGGAAGGTACCGCTCCGGCTTGTTCTCGCCATCCAAGCGAATCTCCCGGCGAGGCCAGGACAGTGCCTGATCGCCGGTGGATTTGCGCCCCTTCCAAGTCATGCCGTCCATCACCAAGGCGGCCCGGCGCAAAACAGCCTCTTGCGCAGCCTCTTCAGCCGGAATGGCCACACCGAATTTACCGGCGTAAATGACCAGTTCAGCGGCAGTGGCGTAGCTTTCAGCGCCCGGTACGCCGGTGCCGTCTTCGATGATGAGCATGACTTATTCCTTGGTTTCGTTCAGGCGATCTGCTTCGGCCTTGGCCTGAGCTTCATCACCAGCAAAGTCGCTGAATCGTACACCGTCACGGGTGATGATGATCCATTGGTTGTCCGCTTCCAGTTTGGGGATGTAGACCGGTTCGTCCTTGGTGCCGTCCTTCTGGGTGCCATTGGACTCAGGCTTGGTTGGGCCTTTGCCGGGCTTCACAAGAGTTTTGTCAGCGGCCTTGGCTTTGCCTTTCACCGGCGTCTTGCGTGTCTCGATCTCCACGTCAATCTCGACCGCCTTGTAGGCATCGACGATTTCCGGGTAATCACCAACCACGGTGACCTTGGTCACGCCGCGTTCGACGTTCCGGAACAGATCCGGATTTCGATAGCGCTTGTTCGGATCGAAGTCGCCGCGCTGGTTGCTGTAAACGAGTTCCATGATGTTCTCCCTGGCGGCCATTTCTGACCGCACCTTTCGGATGGCTTATGCGGCCTGAGTGAGTTCGATCATCACACCTGCAGTGACCTTGTCGCTGGCAGAGTGCTTGACCCAGTTGGCGGACGAGCCGACAGCGGCGAGCGATGGGTTCGCACCACCGGCAGTTTCCTTCCAGCTGTAACCCAGAACATCGATGTTCACGACGCCCTCAGCGCGGTAGCCGATGCCGAGGTTTTCTTCATCGTTGACTTCGTAGGACCGGAAGCCTGGGGCTTGGGATTCAGTGATGGTCACTGCGCTCGGCAGCAGGCCGAAGATCACGTCAACCGGGGCAGTATCGGTAACCAGTACCGGCTTGCCCAAGGTGCCTGGCAGGCCGCCGTAGATCACGACACCAGCCTCTTCGTACAGCTTGTTGGTGATGGCTTCGTCGACGATGTCGAAGTAAGCCGAAGAGTGCATGACCCACAGCGCGATACGGCCGAATTTGTCACCGAACTTGCGCATGCCGCGAGTCAGCGTCTTCTTGCCGTCGGTCTCGATGCTGGCCTCAACGACCATTGCCGGGTTGGAGCCAATGGACGCGCGCAACGCGGCAGTTGCGTACTGGACGAAGCCCTCCAGCGTTGCGTCGGCAACGTCCTGGCCGATGATCTGGGAGAACTCGTCTACCGGGCGACCGCGACGCTTGAACGCCTCTTCGGTCGTCTGGTATGGGCCGTACTTCCACGGAGCCTTCACGCCGACAGCCTCACCGGCACCGATTTTCTTGGCGACGACTTTGGCTTCAGAGTTCACATCGCGGTGATCCAGCGAACCTGCCAGCTTGTAGAAGGCACGTTTGCGGAAGTCACCTTCGATCAGCTCGTTGTCGAGGATGATTGCGCCGTTGGAGGACGCGTTGAAGATGTCCAGGTTGTCCTGAACACGTTCCAGGTATGCGGTCTGAGCCTCATCGTTGTAGATGATCAGATCGCTGTTCACAGTTGTTGCCATGGGTGAATCCCCTTACTTGGGCAAATTGAGGTATGCGGTTTGGCCGTGCTTGCGCTGGTAGTCGCGCTTTTGCGTGGCTGTCATTTCGGAGCGCTTCAGTGCAGCCTGGCCGCCACCCCCGCCCGGGGCATTCGTACCCGAGGCCCTTGGCCACAGGTGAGGAGCGCTTTCGCGCAAGGATTCCGCCCATTCGAGCGGGGTCAGAGGGGTCTTGCCGTCTTTTCCGAGGATGGTCTGACCAGACTCATCAACGGCGACCGCTTCGCCCTCCTCGTTCAGTGAGAACACGCCTTTGGCGCGCAGGATGATGTCGTCGATTGCTTCAGGCAGAGCACCGGCTTTAAGGGCTGCGCCGCGCACCGAGTCGCCCAGGACCTTGCCCTGAAACTTTGCGGCGAATGTTTCAGCCTTCGTCGCGCGCTCGCTGATTGCCTTCAACTGCTTGTCATAGTCGCCGCGCAGGCGCTCGGTGCGCTTGTTGAACACCTCGTCGACCTTACCCTCTGTAAGCAGCTTGGTTTCCTCATCCTGACCCGCGCGGCTCAGCAGGCCCTTGACGGCGTCTATGTCGATGCCTTCAAACTGGGTTTCAAACTGAGTCAGCTTGGTGGAGGTGTCTTTCAACTTCCCCAGCAGCTCGGTATTTTTGGTCTTCAGCCCCGAAACGGATGCTTCAACGGCAGTCGCGATAGCGGCCTTGATTGCCGGGTTTTCCAGGTCGATTTCGTTTTCTTCTGCCACGGTGATGCGCCCCTCGGGTTTGTAGGCCTACTTTGCAGGCATAAAAAAACCCGCTCTTGCGGGTTTGGAAAATATAGAAAGCCTCAACCATAACGCAGTCTTAACTGATTAAAACTATCTTTCGAATATGTTTTTCCGCTCGAAACCATATCTAAATACCTCTCAACCTCTAACAAGGCTTTTCGATTTTGGCGGGAGGCTTCTTTAAACGCTTCCACAAATACTTTTGAATTGACTACTCCAACCTCTCCGACAAGCCTAACTATTTGATATTCCGTCATATAAGAATGACGAGCCCGGTAGATACCAGGAGTTTTCCCCAGAACGAAAGCCGCACCGATAAATTTTCGAAAATCAATAATCCTGCTCAAGTTTCTCAGGCGAATCACCTCGTTGAGAAAGGTATTTCGAGCTTCTTTGTACACGGTGCGCCTGAAGGACCCGCGTGCTCCTCGCTCTGGTAACACACGCAAAAAATCTTCTATAACTTTATAAATATGGGGATCTACCGGGAGCGCTAGCATCACAATTTCCGTATCGTAAGTTTGTCGGCAACCCAAATTTAGTTTTTAGCCTCCAAAGGTGTCAATCTAATTTGGCTCGTTCGAATGCCAGCGGCTCAAGCCTTTTCATCTGCTCCAGCGTCAGCGGCTTGAAGTTACGGTCTAGCTGAAGCTCCGCGAAGCGCTCAAGCGTCAGCCCGCCATCGCGAAACAGCTTAGCGCGGGTCGGGCCAAGCGCCTGGTCCTGAAAAGCTTCCGGCTGAAGCTTGAGCCAATCGTAATAGCTCAGATCGGCCGCTACCTGGCCGCCGCCGTTCGGCCCCACCGAGGCGCGGGTAGCATCCTTGCTGAGGAACTTGGTCCATTTGGTCACGGGCACGAAGGTCGTCCGGCACATGATGTGAAACGGTGGGCGCGGCCCTGAATCGACTGGGAAGCGGCGCTTATCCATCGACCTGCAGGTTTGCGTTGTCTTGCTGTCGAGGGTGGCGAAAATCTCAATCTCGGCGACCACATCAGGATTGGCCTTGATCGTCTCCATCCGGGCCTGCGAGGCGACGTGCTGCACAGCCGTGTGCACGACTGCACTCGCATTTCGCTTGGTCGTCGCCAGTATCCCGTCGCTGTACCCCGCAGCCTTGGTACCGCGAATCTTGCGGATGACCTGAAAGTTCGTCTGCCCTTCGAAGAACCCCTGCCTGATTGCACCACTGACGCGCTCGCGCTCGGTAGTTGCCCAGTCCTTGATGAATGGCTCCAGCAGCTTGCCGCCGCCGTTGTCTCGCACGCTGAGCGGGTTGTTAAGCACCGCCGAGCGGATAGCGCGTGCTGGCGGAACCACTGCATCAAAGGTGACACCCACAGGCGCGGACCGGGATAGCGCCGTCGCTTCGAATTGAGCCTCGTAGTTGGCCAAGTCGATCAGATCAAGATTCAGCGTCGTGGTATAGCGGTCGAAGATGCCGAGCAGAAGACTATCGACCTCGTCGAGCAGCTGGTTCAGCCGCTTGATGTTGTACTCGCTCAGGTCGGCATTGGTGAGCTGCTCGCGCACCGCCCGGTCAATCTCCTTGAGGAATGGGGCGAACTTCTCGACCTCTCCAGCCTTTAGTTGCTCCAGAAACACCGAGTGCCGAATCGTGGCATCAAGTACCGCTTGGTTGACGGCCATCGTTTAAGTCCTCATCATCATCCAGGCCGAGGTTGTCGGTCTGCTCCTGAAGCTCTCCGTCTATCTGCTTATCGGTTCGCTCCGGTGCGATCAGCCCCAACTTGCGCAGGTATCCGCGCAGATCGGCTTTGGCGAATCCACCGCTCTGCCATAGCTGCACAAGCGCGGTGATCATCTGAGGGTCAGCGCTGAGCTCAACGAACTCTTGATTCACCAGATAGGCCGTCTTGCCGGTGACACCCAGGAACTGAGCACACCAACCCAGCGCGCGGGTGTAGGCCTCATTGACGTTGGATACGCAGATCGCGAGCACCGACGTGGACGCCGACTGGTCGCCTCTCGACTCTGTAGCTGTCTTGGCTGTCATTGACGACACAACCATGCGTGCGCCCAGCTCAATCATCATCTGGTTCTTGTCGGCCATCGCCTCTTTCACCAGCGTGTTGGGCTGGGGCTGGGCAAAAGCAAAGGTTTCACCAGCTGGCACAGGGATTGGAGCCCGAGAGCCGACGTAAACGCCTTCTTTGCGCGCCATCTCTAGCCATTGGTCGTCGACGCCGCTGATCCACGGCTGAGCCTGGCCACACCAGAACACGCTGTCCTCGTAGTCAGCGCTGTTCCGGTAATGCCCGAGGTTGATCATCGCGATGTCGTAAAGCGGCGACTCGTCAATGCTCGGATCGTTGTTCTGTGCGCCGATGAACGTGAAAGGGATCTCCTTGAGACGTCCGCCCTTCCCCTTTGGCATGTATTCCTCAACCACCTCAAGAGGGCCGCCGCCTCGCGGGCCTTTACGACGCCAGACGCGACAGACGTACAGTCCAGCTTCGTCCAGGGCCAGCTCGCGAAACTGCTCTGTGCACTTCAGCCCAAACCCATCCGCCTCTTCGTTCATTTCACGGAGGACGACCATGATCAGAACGTTGTGACCGTTCACCATGCCGGTGCGCCAGTTGATGACGTCCTCAGCCGTGTAAGTGAGGATGACCGAATGCCCACCGATACCGCTGTCCTCGCGGAAGTCCACGAACAGACCATGACGACCGGCTTCCAAGACCTTCTCAAGCGAGCCTTGCGACTGCTGATAGATGCTCACGCCTGAGCCGTTAGCGTTGTCCTGCAGGTATTCGAGGTTCTTCGGGACCGTCAGCGTTGGGTCTTTGTGGAACGCCAAGCCAATCAGTCCGTTTCGGGTGTGGCCGGTGGCATTCTTGAACACCGCACGTTCCCGGTACGCATTGTTGCGCTCGGCGTTCTCTTCTGACGTATCGTGCCGGTTGATGTAAGGCAGCCGGTCAACAACACGGTGCTGGCCAGCACAGACGTCGCGCACAGTCAGCCAGCGATCCAACGCCTCAATGTATTCAGGCCGCTTGAAGGAAACGTCGTTGTTCATCGGGCGTATCCCAGGTTGAGAGAAGCGACCGGTTTCACGATCGGGAATTCTTTGTGAATGAAGTAACCACCGGCGTCGTTTGCGTGGTCATTGCCTTGGGACTTGTCGGGCTCACCGTTTGCGGCCCATATCTGCTGTTCCAGGCCATCCGCGTATGTCGGGCAGGTGAACGGGTTCACCAAGTAGCGGCGCTCGCCTTGAGCATTGCTGAACATGGCATTCATCGCGTTGATGCGGTCTTTTACTGGCGGGTTGGCTGCCGGTGCGATCACCGTGAAGCCTGCTTGCTTGAGCATTGCGATGTCCGTGACGCTGGCATTGACTGACTTGCGCGAATCGCCAGAGGCGTCCGGGTAGATTCGGATTTCGCAGGTCTTGATGTACTTATCGCCATCGTGCCGCCAGTAGCGTTCCTTGATACGCCGGATCATATCGGGCGTGTCGTAGCCATCCATGAGCTCGTCCACGGCTCGGGGCAGGCCCTTGTCACGCTTCACATGCGTGATCGCTGCCATCTTGCCGACGTTGAAGTCCATGCCAATGAAAAGAGGCTCACCGGCCTGCACCGTATCGAAGCACTGGTTCAGCTTGCGGTCGTAGGCGTGGTAGATCGACCCAGACGTCAGGTTGACGAACTGGCCGTTCAGGTACGCCCTGATCAATTGCTCGGGGTACGACTCCATCAACGATGGGATGTAGTCGTCCGGCAGGTTCAGTTCGTTGTCAAAGGTGCTGGCCTGGATGAGCCCATACATCTCATTAAGCGCTGGCTTGTCGCGCAGCTGCTTCACGAACTGCAGGAAGACGAACTTGAAGCCTTCCGGGGTCGTGGTGACATCCACGCCATTCTTCAGACCGGGCAGGTTGTAACGCATTCGCGCGATGATCTTACGCCAGGCCTGCTGCGCCTTGATCGACGTCAGAACGTCCAGCTCATCGACCAGAGCGTGCCCGACCTTGAACCCAACAATGGTCTGTGGCTTCTCCATTGAGCGACAGATCACGGTGCCGCGATACTGCCGACCGCTATAGATGTGGACCTCATGGTTTGCCTGATTGATCTTTGTCTTCAGGCCCCACTCGTAAGCCACCTCCTCCATCGTTGGATAGAAGATGTCCCGGATCTGCGGGTAAGTCGGCGCGAAATAACCGGCGTTGACACCCGGCCACTCCATGAAGTGCTTGCTCAGCGCCGAGCAGCCGACCCAAGTCTTCCCAGAGCCGAAACCGGCCACGAATGCACGAAACTTGTGGGGCAGCAGCAGGAACTTCGATTGCGGGACGTTAAGGCTGGGCATCAGGCTTCCTCGCGTCCACTACATCGACCTGGATGCGAGTCGGAACTACTGGCTCGTCTCCCGCCTCATCCTTGCGGTGACGATTGACGTACATATCGCCGGATTCTTTGGCCGCCTGCTCAAGGACCTGTAGGGCAAGCGCCAGGTTGCGCATACCTTCGGCCTTCTCAACGATCCTGCCGAGGGCCCGCAGTCGATAGGCCCGGTTGGCAATCGGAATCTCTGCCGTGTCTTCTCGGAAACGTTTGCGTGTGTCGTGGAACAGCGTGACCCATCTGGCCGCAAGGGTTGCTCCAGCGCGCTTGGTTGGGTCGTGCGACTCACACTGCTGACGGGATATCTGAATATCGAATTCTTGTTTGACTTGCTCTACGACTTGCGAGGGAGTGTCGAAGCAAGCCAACGCCTGAACGATGAAGCTCTTCACCTCATGCTTCAGGGTTGCCATAGGTTGGATTCCGTCTAATGCCTGTCAAATGTCAGGCCGACTTGAGCAGACAGGTTCCGCAGGCCCTCGATATATTCAATTTACCTACCTCAGCAGGCTTGTTTGCAGCGTCGACCAGTAGCTGGACATCTGGGCTTGCCCCATAGCGACGGACCACACCGACAAACTCTTCGACGTCATGACCGCGCATCTCAAGCTTGGGTAATCCGTCTTGGGTGAACTTGGGCGCGCCGTACTGATCGGCTGCCTGGGCGATGTGGTAGAGCTCATGCTCAACCAGTGCGCAGAAGTCAGCGTCGCTGCACTGTGAGCAGTAATCGGCGGCCAAGGTGATGATGTAGGTCGGTACGAAGCCGAACCAGTCACGCATCTGCTGTTCCATGCGGGCCTTCTGCCAGCCCCCGGCACGGAAGGCGACTTGCTCAGCCTGTCCCAGCACCGTGCGACCCTGCTTCGTGAATGCAGATGACGCCCACATGATGCAGATGTCAGCGTCGATCAGATGGGCATGGTCTTCGTTGTGGATGCTGCCAGTGTCGGCAAGGATCTCGGCTTGTATCCATTCCCATACGCCTTTGGCTGGAACCAGTCGCATGAATACGTCGAACTCATCAGACAGCTTGAGCAGCTCGGCTGGAGGATTTGGCCTATTCATGCCGCCTTCCAGTCGTGTTGCCTGGCTGTCATGATCTATCTCACTCGTACGAAAGGTTATTGAATGGGTTTCTGAATTCCGGTATGCATGAGGATCACTCAAGCAAGGAAAGCACCATGACCACACGCTACGTTGTGATAGAAGTTCCGCGGGTTGAGGTCCGAGGCCTTAAGAACGGTATCCACACCCCGCAAATCTCTGCGGATCAACGCTGGTTTATGATTCAGGACACCCATGCAGGCGGCAGTATTGGTGATGGATATGAGGACAGAGAGGCAGCAGACGCTGAGTGCGAGCGCCTTAACGATAGATTTATATAACCACCTGCCGCACTAACCCTGCGGCAGACCCTCTTCGCGAATTACCATCGTCCGAACCGTCCCGCCAGTGCATGTATCACGCTTCTTGGCCATCTCAATGGCTTCTGCTGCCGTAGCACCCATGTCCATCGCGGTGAGGGCATGAGGCATGCCACTTCCCATTGCGTAAACGCCGGAGTGCGACAGTGGGGTCTTCCAGAATCCATCCCGGTTGTTATGCCCCAGGCACCATATGGTCTGTCCGTCGAAAGCGATGGCGCTGCAATCGACATTCCGATGCTTGGCTCCGAAAAAGCATTCGATGAGGCGCGCGAAATCAGCAGTGGCGCCGGTAAGCACGAACTTTACGCCATCTCTCTCCACAAGCTTCTCGTATGAGTCAGTCTCAATGACCGTTCCGAACGTGATTCGCGAGTCATAGGCGATCACGCCGTCTTTGTAGGCTATGGTCGTCATGCGTTACTCCACTGTGCAGCGAGGCCAGATCGACCGGGCAAAGGCAAGCGCTCCCGCGTGATCGAGCGCGCACTCAAGAAGGATCATCGGGAATGGTTTGTGGCCTGTCGTGATGACGTACCAGTTCTTCTTGGTCATGATCACTCAGCATCGCTAGAGGTAACCGTTACTCGTCCGCGCAAGCGCCGGGTGTAGACCTCATCCCGAGCAGGCCGCTTGGCTCTCACGGGGCTGGGCGCGAAGACCACAATGCCAACAGCCGTATCGCACCAGAGAACATTTTCGATTTCATTGCCGTTCACGAACACGCGCCTGATACCACGGCCGTCACCGGCACTGTGGAAGGTGGGATTGGGCATGGTCACTCCGCGCCACGAAATGGCGGTGTCTGAATTTGTGGCGCTCTACGGCGTTTGCCGCTCCAGCACCTCGTTGACCTTGTCGGCAGCCTTGCTTGCGGTGTCGGCAGCTTCCGTCGCCTTGCCCGCTGCGTCCTCAACCTTCCCCGCTGCATCGGTCGCGGTCTTGGCCAGCTTGTTCAGGCGCATGTCGCGCTGAATGGTGGCCTCGTCGTAACCCCGACGCACTTCGGCAACTTGAGTGGTGTACCAGCTGGACAGCCGCCACTCGGCAACCTGAAAGCCCAGCATTGCTCCACCCGCCAGCAGCAGGATAGCGATCAGCCAAACCTCTACCCGTCTCCACCAGTGGCGGGCCATGAAATTAATTGCGCACTTTTCCATCAGTTCATTCCTCCCAGCTTGGTGCGCAGGCGGGCAATCTCTGCGCTCTGCGATGCAACCTTGTCGGCGAGTTGAGTGATTTGGCTGGTGAGGGCTTCGATCTTCCCTTCCATTCGGCCAACAGTAGCGGCGAGCTCGTTACGCTCTTTGGCGAACTGATCAGATCGGGCCTCGGCCTCTTTGCGGGCCACCCTTTCCGAGTCGAGCAGTTCGTTCAGCCTGCGGACAGTACCGATGTCGGCATTGTCCATTGCGCGGTCGGCAGCATCCTTGGAGAGGAATTTCCTCAACCACAGGAAGCCACCTAGCAGGATTGTGCCCGTACCGCCCAGCCAGGTAGCTGTGCCTGGGCCGAGGTCGGTTGGGTCCATCTTTACTCCGGAATAAAAAAGGGCCGTCAAGTGCGGCCTAACTATTGTGAGAAATGCAGAAAACAGGTCATCGCCTACAATCAATTTTCAGACATCAGCAAGGATTTTTCACGATGCGGAAGAATTATGTGATCGAGTACAAGCTGCACGGCGAGTCCAAGCAGGAGCCATTAAACTATGGCCCTGATGAAAAGATCCCTATTAGCGAATTTACCGCCTATAGCGCTCTTGTAATGAAGCATTGCGGGCTAGACAGCGGTGAGTCAAAGCGCCAAGACGTTTATGAGCAAGCGAATAAGGCTGGAATCACAGACGTAAAGCTTGTTGAGTCGGCTTGAGGTACGAATGAGGCCCTCGCTGAACGTGACGATCAGAGGTTCGGAGGGCTTTGGGGGCAGAAGACGCAGGAATATTCAGCTTGAATAGCGGACGCTCAGCGGCACAAAAAAGTCTGATTTGGTATCTTTAGTGGCCGGACAATTGAGGATTTTTCAATGGCATTTTGGCAAGTCGACTACACACAAGCTGGAGAGCGGAAAGTGATGATTTTCGAAGGGCATCATGATCTTCCAGAATTGGAGACCGTTTATGAAACTCTCTTCGATCATTGCCAGCTCCGAAAAAATGGCTGCACATCGCTCACAGATGTAATGGCGAAGAACGCCATTGTCGTTGTCAACATTCGTGAGGCGGACGACGAATAAGCATAAATAAAAAACCCCGCTGAATGGCGGGGTCTTTGGTAGCGATTTGCCGTAGGCAAAATACTCAATATGGCAAAATGATGCCCTCAGCCGTGCGGGAAGTCAACCTTAATCTTTAAAGAACTTTTTTGATCGATCCGAGCATTCCGAGAGCTGCTCCTCAATCCTTGGCATGCCCCACTGCGCGCCCTCATAGTCGAGTTTGTATTTCTTTCTCAATTCTTTCGCTACCAATAGCGCTTCATAACCAAAGTATCCAACCAAGTCAGCGTCAGCTTCGAGCGCATCATCTGTATCAAGATAAGCTCGCCATCGTGCCCGTATTCCATCACTGCCTAACTTTATGTCATTCTCCAACCACGCTATACGACAGGCCAGCGCGCGATCAATTTTCGAAAGCATTCCTGGCTCGATATCGAGATGGGGTTTATCGCAGCTAACGTTTCCATCACCTTCCCCTTCGCGCGCCCGCCCCCAGTGGTAGTAAAAAGACCAATAGTTATTTGCACACTGTACAGCTAGCCCATCAAGTTTCGATATCAGATGTATAGCGTCAATCTCGGCCTCTCGTAGCGCCTGTTCCTGACGCATCCATCGGTCCTTCAATATCCCAACCAAAGCGGTCAGTAGCGCAGCGATCACTCCGCTACCTGCAGCAATTTTAACGATATCCCCCGCTACAAGTCCTTCCATAGTTCTTCAAGCCGCCTGTTTCATTTGGTATATGACAGCCGCAACTGGGCCTAAAGCCATCCTATCAAGATCCTCACAGAACTCGAAAGAAAGCTGAATCACCGGCTCCCAATCACGTGCCCAAGCACACGATTCGATACGAACCCCGAACTCGCCCATGAGCCACGAACGGAACGCCTCAGGCTTGATTAGCGGATCGTCATTGGCTGACTGCCCGCCCTGGTGCATGTAACGATATCGGCGCATGACGCCCTTCACCACATACTCCAGTTTTTCCCGCTTGCCGGCCGTCATCCGCTTGGACTTCGACATCACCATGCCAAACACAACGTCTTCCGCCGCCTCGTTGATGTCGTCGTCACGGTTGGCCGCATACATGTACTCGCCGAATACACGAACCTGCGGGTGCAGCTTGGCTATTGCCGACTGAATATGCCCGGCCAGTGCGCTGTGCATCGCATGGTTTGCCGTTGGACCTCGCTCTGTGCCCTGCACTACCACGCCAAGCTGAACGACGTCAGAGGACTGGCCGGGAGCCGGAATGTACGTGCAGTCATGCCACGCCTGACGTGCTGAGTGGATTTTCATGCTGCTTGCCCCTTTTTCAATTCTCTTGTCAGTGCCCGGTACTTGGCTGTCAGGGCTTTCAATTCTTCGACGGTGTACTTCTGGGGCTCATGCGGGCCTTCGAGCCATTCCACGTTCACGATGCCGATCCGGCGCACCAGCTCAGCCCGGTAATTCACCAGGTCGCCGGACTTGTGCGTGTTGCACGGCGCGCACTGTCGCCAGACGTTGAGCGGTTCGAACCTGAGCGCCGGGTGCCCACCGACGGATCGGTAGTGACCGGCATGCCATTGGCCGTTGTGGTGCCGCCCGCAGCTCACGCATGGCTCGCCCATGTCACGGTGACGAACCCACTCGTTGAAAGCCTGCTGGGTGTCCTTCATGTGGTCGCTGCGGGACTTCAGTTTCTCCTTGCGAACCTTGATCTCGGACCGCTCTACCTGGGCCAGCGCCTTGCGGGCCTTGGCCTGATTCCTCGGCGCATCTATGATTGCGCAGGCTGGGCTACATACCGCCTGCCCGAGCTTCTGCGGGACGAATGAGGTCCCGCACTCAGGCACTCGGCACTTCTTCGCCTTGGGGGTTTTGGATTGGAGGCTTACGCGCATGGCTCGGCCTCCTTGGCTTTCTGCTGCTCAGGGGCGAAGTTGCCGCGCAGGGGCATCAGGTCTTTGGCCTGATAAATCATTTCCCAGTACCTCGAACGACAAACCCAAACCGCTTTTTGCAGTGGAAACTTCAGTCCTTTATAGGTCCAAACATCTCCTGTATTCAGCGTCTCGATCAGCTCGACCTGTGTCATTACGGGGTAAAGATCATTGCCCACCAGGGTCAGCGCCAGGTCGCCCGGCTTGAATTGATGACTCATCAGTAACGCCCTCCCCACCTGTCCGCCTCGGTCCAGCGGACGCCGCGCTCAGCGCCGAACGCGTGGATGACCTCGAACAGGTCGCTGAACCACTTGGCCGACTGCTTGCGGGTGGACGTGGCCATGACGACGAATCCGCCGTCGAGACCTGGCTCTGCGCGCTGCTTCTCGACCGAGGCGCTGAACAGGCACTTCCAGTCCTCATCTGTGAGCTTCTTGCCGTACCACTCGACCTGCTCGGATACGTCGCGGAGCATTGCCCACATCTTGCGGTTGAGAACGTCAGGACGCTTCTCATCCTTGATGACCACTACCTTGGGTTTGGTCAGGTCGATGGCGTGCAGTGCGCCGTACAAACGGTTTAAGTCCTGCGTGCTGCGGATGGCGAACTCAGTCATGAGCCACCCCCAAGAACGAATACGCTTCACGGCCGTTATGCAGAACCTTGGCGGTGTTGAGCAGGGTTAGAAGTTGCTCCCAAGTGAGGATCATTGAGCGGAGTCCTTTTGGATGGCGATGGCTGCATTCCAAACCTTGCACCAAGCGCATTCCTTTCCAGCTTTCTCGCCATTGCCCTTATCCCAAACACCGGGGACTGAGTGGCAGTGACCTGGCGCATCTCCTGGGCGCACTGACTTCGAGTGAGGTATTTCGCGCGTCACAAGGGATATAATTTCTCGCAGCGCCTCGCACTCAGCCCTCAACTCAGCATTCACCCGCTCATACGCTTCGTAGCCGGTCTTGAGGCCTGCGTTTTCAGCTTTGACCTGTTCAAGCTCATCAAGGATCGACAGGCACTCCCGCTCATCGCCGAGGACGCCAGCGCCATCACAATCACCGCACTTGTCCATGATCGGCTCTGGCGGCTGGTTGTACCCTTCGTATGAGGTGCGGCCGCTGCAGAGCTCGCCTTGCCCGCCACACTTCGTGCAGCACAGCAGGCGCGAGGCCATGCGCTTTTGGTCGGCGATCAGCTCCAGCACGGCGGTAGGGTTTGCGGCGGCGATGAACTTCTCATCTCCTCGTGCGCAGTCGGCAACGGAATTTCCGCGCTCAGTGCTCACCCAGGTTCCACCGCTAAACCACGGCCCCTTTGTGGCAGCCTTGGCCAGCGCTTCCAGCTTTTCGATATCGACGCTCATGACAGCAGCTCCTTTGGCACGCTTACGGTTTCGCCAAGTACCGAGGCGACGATGGCGCGGCAGGCGGCAACGAGCGCAGTTGGGCCGTCCACAGCAAGGCCTTGCTGATCCCAGGGCTGCACAAGCCAATACGATGGTGCACCGCCGAAGTTGATAGCAAAGGGGGTCAAAGTAACGGCGTGCTTCTCGATCAGCGGCCCGCCCTGGCCCCAATCAGTTGATGGTGACCAAGGCACGCTGCGCAGGGATGCTTCGAGGTACAGGCCACGCTTCAGGTCGCAGATAACAGCTGGATTGACCTTGGTAGCTTCTGTAACAGCTGCGTTACCCGGCCATGACTCGCCCATCTCAAACATGGGGATTCCGGCAGCCTTTGCAGTGGCGTAATCCAATGCTTTACCGACCAGATCCGCCGTCTTCACTTCTACGAATTCGCTCATGCTCGCTCCCCCGCTGATTCCGCGATCAATGCCATGCGCTCAAGACGCTGCCGGGCTTGGTCATCAAGGTTTTTGCCGTCGGCTTCGTCCACCACGGGCATGCACACAAAGCCGATACCGGACTTCGCAAGGGCGTGGGCCATTTGGAGCGAATGACGAAGCTTTGCTGGGTTTGCGCGGTTCATTGGGACACCTTCACGCCAGCGTCTTCGATGGCCTGGTGGCAATAGCGGATTGCCTGATTCCAGTCGAGATTGGCACCAGACTGCTGTGGAAGCTCAATCACCAGCGCCTCGCGGGAGGCCTTCCATGCCTCCCACGCGGTGTTCAGAACCGGATAGTGATATCCATCTGGTTCATCCGCGCTTCGCTGCAAGGGTTTCATGGTGGCTGAATTGATAAATCGAGCGATTGCCCACGCCTCAAACTCTTCATGTATTTTGTCGTTGCTCATTGCCCCGCCCTCTTCAATTGCAATTCCTCAGCCTGCCGCTGGAGCAGCGCGAGGCGGTCGGCCAAGTCGTTGGCGGCCTTGATCTTCAGTTCGTTCCTGCGGTCGGCTGAGGCCTTGCTCATTTCCCGCATGCTCTCTCTCACCGCCTGGAGTTTTTCGCGAACGTCCGGGCTTGGCTTGGCGACTTGTCCGGTCAACAACCCAGCGATGGCTTGGCCGTCTTGCGTGATGGGCACCACGTTCAGATCAGCCAGATACAACTGCCCGCGCTCCTGTGGAATGCGCTGCATCTGCACGGCCTTGGTGACCGCCTCGACACGACGGTTGGCGTCGAAGCCGACGGAAACGTGCCAGTTGACGCACTTTTGATCGTTGCGGCCCTGAGTCACCAGCCGCTCGTAGGCGCTGATGAACGCCATGCGTGCACCGATCTTGTCGCCAGCGTCGAGAACAGGCTTGGCGGCAACCAGAGCCAGCTGGATCTCGTCGGTGAGCACCACCGTCTCGTATTCATCGTTGGTGGTCATGGCGATGGCCCACGCTTCGTCCTTACCCGGGCGACCGTCTGATGACTGAACACGCTGGAGAATGTCAGCCATTGCCAGCTTCCCCTTCACCTCAAGCCGGCAGGCCTTCAGCGCGGCCTTGACTACGGGGACCGGGTAAGCACAAAGGTCTTCGGCCATCATCGCCGCAGTACCTGGGTTCATGTCCTGCCCCATGGACTCGGCCGTTGCGCAGATGGCAGATGCCAACCCTGCAACCTGGTGATCGTTCATCTCAGAGGTATTCATTGCGATCACCTGCTTGGCGCTTTGCCAGAACCATGTGGGCGGCCTGCTCCGCTGCGGATAGGTTTGCCTCGGTCCGTTCCATCTGGCGGGCGGTGGTGCCGTTGACGCGTTGACCGGTTACCCACTGGGTGTGATAACTCTCTGCGTTGGCCAGCAACTCGTTGAGGCTGTGGCACTTGCGCAAAACGGCGGCATCGCTGGTTTTCAGGAAGTGAGCAGCGACGTGGTGCGCGACATCTGCACCGAGGCGGTCAACCAACTGTCCAAGCTGACCACCAACCTTGGCGTTCCAGACCGGCCAGGCACCGTAGCGTTTGCGGTAGGCCATCGCGTAGTTCGCCCAGACCTTGAAAGTTTTGCAGGTCTGGTCTTTAGGGCCAGGCATGTCGGCAGGGATTTCGACGCGGGGCGCATCGGCACGATCAATCACCAGAACCAAACCGCGGGACTGAACCGGCTTGCCGGTGGCGTCCTGCAAGTCCTGACTTGTACCCTGATTGGTATCCTGATTATTGGTATCCTGATTTGTCGGAGATTTTTCCGACCTTGGCTCGGATTTTTTTCCGACCTTGCTCGGAGATTTATCCGAGGTAGATCGGATATTTTTCCGACCATCATTTTTTGGAGGGGTCGGATATTTTTCCGACCCGTCCAGCTTCTGATTCCACTCGACAGCCTTCTCGGTCAGACGAAAAAGCGTGATGCTTGATGTGCTGGAAAGCTCGATGAGCCCGGCCTCTTCCAAAGCCTTAAGCATGCGATATGCCGTGTCAGGCTTACTGGTCAGCAGAGGCAACTCTTCGACGATCTTCGCCTTGCTGAGCGCAAAGAAAATACCGTCGTCAGTCTTCATCGGCTTCGCCCAGCTCGGGCAGCCGTAGACGAACGCAAACAGCAAGGCCTGCTGTGAATTCAGCCCCCACTCCAATGCCTTCGCCTGATTGATCGTTACGGTGAATTGCATATCAAGCCTTCCCGACCAATTTGGCCAGTTCAAGGAAGCGATCGACATACCAGTGCGGCTGCGTCTCGCGTGGGCAGTTGGGGCTGGTGAGGTTCTTGCCGTAGCGCATGCCGTTTTCAGTGATGGACCAGAAAGCGACCATTTCCTGTTTCGAGTTCTTGCGCTCAAGTGTCTTGAGGTAGCCATGACGCTCCAGCAGGCGATTGAAGGCTGCCGCTGTGCTGGCTATGGCGTTGTCTTTGAGCAGAGCCGTCAGTGCCTTGGTGGGCATGCTGGAACCATTGAGGGAGTCTGGATCGGCGTCCACGGCGTAGCCCGGCAGGAAGCTGGATTCCAGGCCGTTGTTCTTGGCGATCTGGGCCAGCATCATCATCTTGCTGGACGGCGCAGGCTTCAGCAGTCGGTCAAAGCACTCAAGGATTGCAAGCTCGCCGATAACCTTTGAGTTGTTGGTTTCCTGCACGGAGTAGGAACCGGTCTTCCGTATCGACGGGAGGACCTGGCCCACGACCCACTCTTCAAACTGCTCTGCGGCAGGAAGCTTGGACTTCATAACGAGCCGGTAAAGGTCACGCTCCGGGATAATCTGAACTGCCCGGACCTGACCTCCCATTTCGGTATGGCAGGTACTGACCGCTTTGCAGTGGGTATTGATCGCTTTGGACGTGTTCGCGTAGCCCAAGGCCTCAGCGATATCCTTTGCGATGAAGTGCGGCTCACCCTGAACGCTGTCCACTACGCGAACCGGGAATCCGTGAAAGTCGAACGGTGTGATCTGAGAAACCCGCGCCACGTTTTGCGAAGGTGCAATTTCGTGGCGCGGATGGCCATAGTTGACGCTGTGTTGGGAAGTGGGCATTATTCGCTCCAGAACTTTGTTGTATTTGCTGTTGAAGAAACCACCCCGCCAGGTGGTTTTTTTATGCCTACCTTTTGGAGCCGCTTACCTGTTAGTGCAGGTGCCGGATCCCCTGAATTGCCTATGGCCCTCTTGAATCTGCTCATTTCTTCATCCTCCAAAACCGCGCATGCGCGGAATTACGCGGCCCTTAGCGATTCGCGAAGCACCTGCAGCGCATCGATTGCTTCCTGAATGGCTTTTTCGCCCTGCGCCTTCTCGTGCTGGCTGATGTGGTTGTCGACGGTGGCGTCGTAGATCAGGCGCTTCACGTCCCCCGACTCGGCGGCGAGATGTGCCAGGGCTGCAAGCAGAGGTTTCGGCGCTGGCCGCTGGCGCGCAACGACATCGCAACCGAACTCTTCAGCCAATGCCTTCAACGGTCGCAGGTCATTCGTGTGCAGCAGAATCCCGAACAGGTGCTCAATGGTCAGGTGATGAGCATCGTTGTCCGGGTTGGCGCGCTGGAGCAGACTCATGTGAGCGACCCCCATTTTCGCTGCCAGGCTCTTGGCCTCGTTTTCGAGGACTGCGCTTTGGCAGGACCGCAAGAAATTTTCCATTCGTAAAACCTCTGTTCTGTTTCCGTGGTGCCCGACCTTCAGGCTGGGCAATATCTGTTCACCGAAGCGGCGGGACGGTCTTTTAGGCAGCCATTTCGGCCCATGGAAACGACGGACAAAGGGACTCTTTTTTGAAAGCACCTCCGGTCAAAGCCTCCGCGCGCTTGGCAATCACTGGAGACATCCCATGCTTTTCCCGAACCCATCCGGAAACGGTGCTTTGATCAACTTTGAGCTTTTCAGCTGTGGCCTCCTGAGTGCCGAAGAAGGCAACGAGGTCCTTGTAAATACTGTTCATGCTGCCCCTCCATACGGGAATACCCATATACTAGATTATGGGAACACCGATTTGCAAGGATATGGGAGCACCCGTAATACTCAACGGATGGAATTTAAAGACCGGTTAAAGGCCGCAAGGCGGCACGCAAAGCTCAATCAAGCAGAATTGGCAGTTCGCGCGGGCATCACGCAGACATCCATTTCCGACTTGGAGCGTGGAAAATCCAAGGCAACTGCGCATGTCGCGAAGATCGCAGACGTCTGCGGTGTGCATGCGCTGTGGTTATCAGACGGACAAGGCGACATGACCGCGGCGCTCAGGCCCATCGAGCCTTCAAACGTGGAGATGGTCGAACAGCCCTCGCGCATGTACCGCTACCCCGTTGTTAGCTGGGTTGCGGCAGGCTCCTGGGCGGAAGCTGTCGAGCCCTACCCGTCCGGAGCATCTGATGAATACGAGATATCCGACTACAAGGCCAAAGGCCCGGCGTTCTGGCTGACGGTAAAGGGAGACTCAATGACGGCAACTACTGCCCCGTCAGTTCCAGAGGGCTCACAGATCCTCGTAGATACCCGTGCTGACGTCCGTCCGGGCAAGCTGGTGATCGCGAAGCTGGCCGACAGCAATGAGGCGACATTCAAGAAGCTGGTAGAGGACGGCGGCCTCAGGTACCTGAAGCCGCTGAACCCAGCCTACCCCACTGTGCAGTGCTCGGATGACTGCAAGATCATTGGGGTGGTGGTCAGATCGCTGACTAAATTTGCGTGATCGACCGCGTCATCTGGCGCTGCGGAGATTTTTAATCCGTTTTCATGACAAATTTTTTAATCAGATATCCATAGGGAGATTCAAATGTTCAAAGACGGAACAAAGATCCTGCACGCTCAGTCACCAAATTGCATTTATGAGATGGTTGACTCATTCAATGTGGCGGGACTGCAAATGGGCAATGGGGCGAAGATATCTTTAATTGTGGGCCGGGACACGCTTAAGATCCGGGAAGAGACACTGATCCCTGAGCCCGCTTTTTCTGGCTTCAAAAGCACTGTACTGCCTGACGCGATGGTCATGGAAAGATTGGTGGTTGCGAACCTCTCGATTCCACTTGAGGCAGCCAAGGCATTAGTAAAGGCTCTCAACGACGGCATCGCGCAAATGGAGGAAAATCTCCAGGCGCAACCTACAGCGCACGGGTGAGATTAATGTCAGATGCATCCTCCAAAGCCTATGTTTCACCGTCAGGGGCCGCCACGGCTAGCTGGGTGATGACTGGGGTCGTTATCGCCTCACCATCAACCGGCGAGGTGAAAGCTGTGATGCCAGTTTTCAACGCTTATGCCGACATAAGGGTCGAAACTTTTCTGTCATTTGACGGGGTGCCGGCCCGAGAACGCTCGCCGGAACCTTCTGGTGGAGATCTTCCGAAAAATGATCACGCGATTGAGACAGGTGCTAATGTGTGTGTAGAAACAAAAACGCATCCTGAATTCGCTAAATCATGGAGGTCTAAATTGAACTGGTTATTGGGCTTGGATGCCCGGGATCTTGCGTTGATGGTGGGGCTCTCGTCTCTTTTGGGGGCAATCACGAATATTTTATACGGATTGGGTGCAGGGTCTGATGCTCCGCAGTCTTTACTATTAGCTATCGGCATCGTCGGATTTGTTGGCGGTCGCTTCCTTTCTGAGCGACTGCGACGCGCTGAAAATGGATGAGGCGTTGGGATGGTTTTTTAAGCACCTGGACCAGTTCACTGGGCTGGTAGCAATCGCGACATATTCAGCGCACCTGGCCTGGAATTGGGGTTCTCAAGCTAAGGTTCAGCTAGCACTCAGCAAGGCGATTTCATCGAGTGGAATACCAAATGGTGTTGCCTTTCTGCTGTGCGCATTTTTCCCTGAGCACGTAGTAAAGATGCAGGGTGCTTTTGTTGCCTTTCTCTTGGGAGGTCTGGCTCTCGCGTCTATTACCTTCTTAGATATCGCAAAGCCTAAGCCAACAGCTTGACCTAAAGCCCGGCCTCAGCGCCGGGCTTTTTCATTCCTGAACCTCCCCTCCCGATCTGACACAGCCCGCCACTGAGCGGGCTTTTTTGCGCCTCCGGAAAAAATATAGGAATACCCATTGACTCACAATATGGGTTCTCCTATATTTATACCCATCGAGACGCGAAACAGCCCCTCAACAGGCCCAGCAGATCGAGCGGCTCTTTAGTCACACCGCACCAGACCTGCCGGATAACCACCGGCCCAGATTCAAAGGCAGCGATGAGTCGGCCTTAACGGCTCAGATGGGTGGCCACTACCCAAGGCGCGCAGCGTAAAGCGATCAAAAATAGTGTTCTGGCGGAGTGAGTCGCGGCCAGTAATAAAGATTTCCAAGCCGGCTTGAGGGTAATAGTCGGGGACGGGCCAGATGTATTGGCGGGAAATTCCCTACCAAATGGGAGATTGCGGTTACGCCGGACACCGCAGATTTCACTGGCAGCCATTCGCAAGAGTGGCTGACGGGAAATCAACCGGAGACAGCAGCATGCAAATCAATCAGCAGAAAACGGTGCAGGTCGATGTGACCGAGTTGCACCTGCATATCAAGGTCTGCGATCGCTTCACCGCAGGCCTGAAAGACGCCCAGGGGGCAGAAGTTTGCAGCTATAACGGCTACGTGCCGGACTTCTTCCCGGGTGAGCATTACGGAGACTACCTGATGCTGAACATCGACCTGGAGACAGGCCAGATCAAAAACTGGAAAAAACCGGACGCCGCCGACATCGAAAAGATGATTGAGGCTGAAGAAGAGGACTGAACAACCAGCGCCAGCGTCAGCCTGACGAAAACTGCCCGATCCCTGTCATAGCGCCAGGCTGCATCGGAGTGTGATCTGAAAGCCCGCAAGTGAGGGTGCCAGAGGACGGAACGGAGCCTTCGAGCAGGTAGCGCTTTGGCCAGATCACACCCCGATGCGGATGAGTACATACCGCGAAAGCGGCCCCCTGCATCACCGCAACAAAGCAGATGAATGCGCAGGCTGATGCGCAATAACTGACTGGCACCCATACCGGCATTGCATCCAGCCGGACATGAGCGTGGCGACCACGGCTCAGGCTCTGAACAAGGTCAGGACAGTCGAAAGCCGGAGATCAGCACCGGCCATCTGCAACGTCGGGAATCGCTGCGTCAGTTCGACGCTAAAGCACAGGCAGCGTGACAGCCGGGAAAGACCGGCACCCAATTTATAGGTGGCCACTGCCTGACCAGTGAGCGAGCGACAGGAGATACCGCCATGAAGTAAATGATCGATCTACCTCGTGCGGCGTAGCAAGCCTGAAGGCTGCGTCCAATACCTGACAGGCAGCGGAAAGCAGGGCCGTCGATGTCACCGCGCATTGGCCGGAAGGCAGGCCCACCCCCTAGAAACACATTGCAGTAGTGCCCGCACGTGCGGAACCCTCCCACACCCGAACCTCTCCGACTGAACCCTCTCCGGTGCCTGTATGGCCTCTATCCGTTCTTGAGTGTTCAGTCGAAGGGGTTCACCACTCAGCAAGAGGAAATGACATGAACGACGAACACAGCCATATGGCCTGCGAGTCGATATCCCACCACGCGCAGCAGAGCTTTTCGGCAATTGCTGATTATCAGACCGAGCCGTCGGTTCTCTACCGCCCAGCTCTGAGTGTCGATGGCAATCAGTGGTGCGCGCTGTATGGGGAAGACCTGCAATCTGGCGTGGCGGGCTTTGGCGATACCCCAGCGCTGGCGATGATCGACTTCAACAAGAACTGGAACATACCCCTGCGCAATTCGCCGAGCGGTATTGCTCTGGCTGCAAAGAACGCTGCTTAAGGCGGATCGGTTCACTTACTGAGGATTGAGTGATGAGCGAATGGATACCGGTAGCTGAGAGACTTCCCAAGCATGGTGAGGTAGTTCTCGTCTACAGAAACAATGCACCAATGTCCGAAGAAATGGTTGTTCGAACTTCATTCCTGTACGTGGGCGACTACTGGAGCGCTTGGTCTCAGCCGACGCACTGGATGCCACTTCCTGCTCCGCCCGCCTCATAAATCAGCCCCCGGAGGCAATCATGAACGCAGCAGCAAAGGTGTTGCCTCCTACAGGCACGCCGCATATTGCGCTTACCAACCCCCAGCGACTCTGGGTCGAGAACAGCTCAGACCTGCTGATTCATGGCTCTGACATCAGGTTCAAGCGGCGCGGACACCCCGAGCGGTCGGTGACTCACGCACAGTACCTGACCGCCCTGCAGGATCACCTGAACCAGCGACAGGTCGACGGTGAAGACCGGGAAGACCTGTTTGCCCAGCTGGTGCTGGCCAACTTCTTCGGCAGGGCCAGCGGCACTCTGGCGGGCTACCTGATCGGCACCGGGCATCCGCGCGGCAAGCTGTCCGAAATTGCAGAGGGCCTTTTGCGGCCCCTTGCGGCGGACGGTGTCATTGCTGACTTTGAGGACGCAGACCTGTGAGCGCGCATATCCTCATCGACAAGATGCTCGACGCCATCGGCGAATACGACAGCCTTGACCCTTCCGGGGTTGAGGCGATGGCCCAGATCACCGCCCACTTCATGAGTGGCGCCATCACCCTCGAAGAATTCAACCATTACTGCGCCCGTCAGCGGAAAGCTGTTCTGTGTGCGCCAAGGAGAGCGGCATGAAGATTGACTGGAGTAAGGCGCCCGTTGGAACCACCGGCGCCATGGTTGCTGACTTCAATGGCGCGACCGTGAAGCGAGGCGAAATAGAGTGGATTCCATCCAGTATCACACCGAAAGACCGATACCAAGTAGGTGCTGGGGCTTGGGTTTATCACGAAGCCCCTCAGCCCTGGGATGGCGAAGGCCTGCCGCCTGTTGGTACTGAGGTTGAGGTTCATCGCGGCAAATGCGTCTGGATAGAGAAGGATGAATGGCGGATAGGAAAAACAGCGAAGGTTATGTCCTCGTTTGAAAATTCTTTTGAATTAGGCATGGCCGCTATTCAGTTTGAGTCTGGCCACTGCGAATGCATTCTTGCCGAATGCCTGCGCCCAATCCGCACTGCCGAGCAGATCGAGGAGGATCAGAAAAAGCAGGAGGTTAAGGAATTGATGATCATTTTGGGCTCCGTGGAATCCGCCGCTTACAAAGACATCGCCATCGCGATCCAGCAGGCGAATTTCCGCAAGCAGGTGTCGCAATGAGCCAGCCCATCGTGAAATCCCTGATCGACGAGCAGCTCGACGAGGTGAAAGCCCGCGCCCAGGTACGTGGAACGATCACCTACCCCTGCGGCATGCGAGTTGCAGACCTGCCCTACCCGATCAAAGCCGACTGGTTGAAGCGTCGGCCGGTGGGTGCGCGGTCATGACCCGCAAGCAGCGACAGCTGCGCATCTACACCTGGCGAGGCTCATTCGTCGTTCTTACCCTCGTTACCGCCTGGATGCTCGCCAGCGCCTACGCATCGCACATCACGCAGTAACCCCTTCCCTATTCAATCGCAGCGCCCCGGCAACGGCATGGCGCGGGAGATAGTCATGTCCGCAGTAATGAAGCAGGCCGAGCATATGCCGGTCATGTCCGAGGAAGCTCTTGTCGAAGTATTGAGTGGCAGCCTTTACCCAGGCGCCGCACGCAACTCGGTCGTGATGGTGCTGGCCTACTGCAAGGCTGCGCAGCTTGATCCAATGCTGAAGCCAGTGCACATCGTTCCGATCTGGAGTAAATCGGCTGGGAGAATGATCGACACTGTCATGCCCGGCGTTGGCCTGTACCGCATTCAGGCAGCGCGCACCGGCCAATACGCTGGGATCAGCGAGCCGGAATATGGCCCGGCCGTGACGATGAACCTCGGCGGAACAGAGGTTACGTTTCCGGAATGGTGTCGTATCACTGTGAAGAGGCAGATGACCGGAGGCCACGTCGCCGAGTTCACTGCCAATGAGCGCTGGCTTGAGAACTACGCCACTGCGAAGAAAGACACCCAGGCACCCAACGCCATGTGGCTGAAGCGGGCGTATGCGCAGCTCGCCAAGTGCGCCGAGGCCCAGGCTCTGCGCAAAGCTTTCCCTGAGGTGGGCTCAGCACCAACAGCTGATGAGATGGAGGGCAAGGTATTCGAAGAGGGTCCGCGCGAGGTAAGCACACAGCGGCAAACCAATCCAGAGCCCGAGCCAGCTGCGCTGGAAAGCTACCCGGAAGAAAAGCTTCAGGAAAACCTTCCTAAATGGCGATCAGCCGTTGAGGCCGGCCGGTCCTCACCTGACCACCTGATCGCCACTGTCAGCAGCAAATACACCCTTAGCGAGCAACAGATCGAGCAGATCAAGAGCCTCGCGCCCATCGAAGGAGAACCCGCATGAAAATTCACAACGTAGCTCAGGGCAGTGCTGAGTGGCATGCCCTCCGCGCCAAGTATTTCACCGCATCGGAGGCACCCGCCATGATGGGCGCTTCGAAGTATCAAAGCCGCACCGAGTTGTTGACCGCTAAGAAAACCGGGATAACGCCGGAGGTCAACCCGCAGATGCAGCGCATCTTTGACAGGGGGCACGCAACAGAAGCGATGTCCCGCCCTTTGGTGGAGCAGCAGATCGGCGAAGAGCTTTATCCAATTGTCGGCACCAGCGGAAATCTTCTGGCATCAATGGATGGCGCAACGATGCTCGGTGACACGCTGTTCGAGCATAAGCTGTGGAATGAATCGCTGGTCGCCCAGGTGCGTGCCGGTGAGCTTGAGCCCCATTACTACTGGCAGCTTGAGCAACAACTCCTGGTGAGTGGCGCTGAGCAAGTCATATTCGTTTGCTCTGACGGTACTGCTGACAACTTCGTCTCCATGGAGTATCGCCCGGTTGCCGGTCGCGCAGCTCAACTGGTTGAAGGCTGGAAGCAGTTTGAAGCAGATTTGGCCGGGCACTCACCGATTGAGGTAATCGCTGAAGCCGTCGGCACCGCACCAGACAGCCTGCCGGCGCTGCGCATCGAAGTTACGGGCATGGTTACGGCCAGCAACCTTGAACAGTTCAAGGCCCACTCATTGGCAGTGATTGGAGCAATCAACACTGACCTGCAGACTGACAAGCATTTCGCCGATGCAGACAAAACAGTGAAGTGGTGCGGCGAAGTTGAATCGAAGCTCGCGGCGGCAAAGCAGCATGCCCTGAGTCAAACAGAATCGATCGAACTCCTGTTCCGCACCATAGACCAGATCAGCGAGCAAACCCGCGCAAAACGTCTGGAACTCGAAAAACTGGTGAAGGCTCGCAAAGTAGCCATTCGTGACGAGATTGTCATGACAGCTCAGGCGGCATTAAGAAAGCACATCGACCAGATCAATGCTTCGCTGGGTGGTCGTGTGGCCCTTCCTCAGATCACGGCAGACTTCGCTGGCGTAATCAAAGGCAAAAAATCCATCGTCAGTCTGCGCGATGCTGCTGATAGTGAGCTGGTCCGCGCAAAGATTGACGCAAGCCAAAAGGCCGACGCGATTCGCTTGAACCTGGCGAGCCTGGCTGAACTGGCCGTCGACCATAACTTCCTGTTCAACGACCTTCAGCAACTGATATTCAAAGCGAACGATGACCTTGTTTCATTGATCAAGGTGCGCATCGACGAGCACAAGCAGGCCGAGGCGAAAAAGGAAGAAGCTCAGCGCGAACGCATTCGCCAGGAAGAGTTGGCCAAGCTCGCGGAAGCTGAAAAAGCGAAAGTATTCTCGCCCGCCCCGCACGTAGCTGTGAATCACGCACCTGTCGAACAACCAGCTCCGAGAATGTCGACCGTCGCGCCATCTGCGAAGGTGCCGCCCAAGCCTACAAAGCTCGAAGCGAACGTCACCGACCTTCATGCACTGGTGAAAGCCGTCTACGAAGGCCGGGCACCGATATCGGTCCTTACAGTGAACTGGGGCGCGCTGGACGACCTGGTCCACATTCAAGGCGCTGATTTCCAGATGGACGGAGTAACCGTCACGCAGGTGGCTGCATGATCGCTACCGAACTGAGTGCCATCCAGGCCAACAGCATCAAATCCTATGAACTGTCCCAAGCCGTGAGCGAGTTCCAGCGCAGCGGCGGACAGGTGCGTGACCTCGGGTCATTCCGGGTTGCGCCGAGGCCTCCGCGCAAAGAGCCGCCTCCCCGCAAGCCCCGCTACAACGGCGCTGATCACCGGAAGTACGTCGATGAAGAGTATGACCTGAAGCTGCTTAAGCAGATTGAAGGGATGCGCGACCTCGGCGTAAGCCATTTCAAGGCCGAGAAGCTGACCGGAATCAATCGCACCGTCATCAGGCGAATCGTTCAGAAGTACAACCTGGACTACCCCAGCAGTCCGGCGAAATGAAGCGTCTTCAAAACCGCGTTCGCCACGGCAGACGCCAGCAACACATTCACCTGCCGCCCAGCGGCTATACGGAGCTGATAAATGGCACTGACCCAGAAACAGCGGGACGAGCGGACGGCGCTCAAGCGGCAGAAGGCCGGGGAAGAGGAATTGCGGCTCAGGGTGCGGTCCGGCACGAAACAGGCGCTGGCTGAGCTTATGGAGTGGGCGGTGATCGAAGAGCAGGCCGAGGCAATGACCCTGATGATTCACCACATTCATGCGCTTGGCCCGGTCGAAGCGCTGCGGTTTCTTCAGGTTCCGCGCCACGAAATCACTGTATCTCCGATTGTGGCGCGGAAGTTGGAGCTGGCTTATCAGCGTGAGGCGTTGCGGATTGGGCGGGATGAATAGTCGTTGATTAGCGACTTATCTCTCCAGGGTAGTTGTCGGCCTTGATGGCAGCGTGACCGCGCTCGAATCCCGCAGCTAACGCCTCTTCCTTGGTCGCAAATTCGCCTTTCTTCAAAGGCAACACAGGGCGACCATTTGCAGTCAAGTAAGTAATATCCCAACCGCTACTCAGGCCTGCGTCTGACACGTGAACATCTACCTGACCATCTGACTCGCTAGCTGCAACGGACATAGAACCTCCTTGATCCGGCCCCATGCCGGTCATCATCTATAGCTCACCCCCAACCTATTTGCCACCACCGGACACGGAGGGCGGCGCATGCATGGAGAAACGCCATGGACAACAAGCCCACCGAAGCGCAAGTAGGCCTGCTCTGGCACACGCTGGGCCTGCGGCCTGAATGTCGCGATAGCCGAACCGTGTATCGAAACCGTTTCCTTGCCGGCCCAGGCCACAGCGACATGACAGATTTGGAAGCTCTGGTGACCCTGGGGCTGATGGGAAGTCGAAAGCCCCCGGCGTTCTGCGATCAGAGCGAAATTCTCTATTTCGCGACCAAAGAGGGCGAACGATTCGCCATTGCCGAAATGCCACCTGCTCCACCTGCACCTAAGCGCACGAATTTTGACGCCTACCTGGATGAGAGCGAGTGCTACGACAGCTTTGCCCACTTCTTGGGCATCAGGATGCCTCGGTATCAAGAGCGCGGCGAACGCGGCAAGCGCGAATACCGCATGGTTCGCTACAGGCGCAACATAAACCGGTTTCATAGCGCCGAGTACCTGCTGCTTTGCGAACCAGTTGAGGTAGCCGGTGAGTGGTGCCTGGACAAGAAGGAAGCGAAAGCCAGTTACAAGGCCGCGCTTAAGACGGTCCCTCGCAGAACTCGAAGAGAGTACGACGAAGGTTTTTGAATAACCCCGCCCTCACCTATTGCGCTGAACGCCTCTGCGGGCGGGCGGCGGTCCTTACCCAATTAAACGACTCACGCCACCCCGGCGAGGCGAAGCCATGCTTATCACTCAGGAATATCTGAAGCGCCTGCTGCACTACGACCCAATGACCGGCGTTTTCACTTGGAACGAAAGCCGAAGCAGGACACTTGCCGGATCTGTAGCCGGAAGCCCAGACCCTGGCGGTTATTTGACCGTGATGATTGATAGAAAGCGACACAGTCTTCACCGGCTGGCTTTTCTCTACATGGACGGAGCGTTCCCGCCACAAATGGTGGACCACATAAATGGAGTCAGAGCTGATAACCGCTGGCGAAATCTTCGGCCGGCATCAGCCAGGCAGAACTCCCGAAACCAAAGGCTGAACATCACGAATAAAAGCGGCCTGCCTGGGGTTATGTGGGATAGGCGATCCAGCTGGCGAGCTTACGCATACATCAATGGCCGGTACGTAACGCTGGGTCGCTACGAGAGCCTGCTGGCCGCGGCTGCTGCCAGAAAGTCATTCGAGAGCCAGAACGGCTATCACCACAATCACGGCAAATAACCAATGACCTCAGCCCACCGCCCCACAACGCTACAGCCAACCCCTGCCCCGTGGTTCGCCGTAAAGAGCGAATGCGATATCTGCGGCAATTGCCGCTCCCACGGAAACCACAAGGCCTACTCTAAAGCGCGTCAGGCCCGTTATGCGCAGAGCGCGAAGGAATCGAAATCATGAGCAACGAATTCAGGATGGTGCCGTTTCCGCGTGAGCTTGCGGAAGTGCTTATGAACACTACAACCAGCAGCATGGCGCGATCAGAAGTGATCTCCATTCTTGCGGAAAACCCTGAGGAAAACGCGCCATGTCCGGAATGCGGTGGAAGTCTTTCTACCTGGGGTTGTAACTGCACTCCGCGCTGGCCGATGCACAAACCCATATTCGCCGCAGCCTCTCAACCGCCAGCGCTTGGTGGGGAGCCGGAAGCAACTGCATGGGTCATCAGTGATGATGACGGAACGATTGACGCGACAGTTCGCTGGGACGTGGCTAAACATTCGTTCGGTGAAGCAATGCCGATGATAAGTAAGGCGGTGCATCGCGCCCACCTTGCCCCGCTAAAGGCCGAGATTGAGCAACTGAAAGCTCAGCTGGCATGGTCAGAAAGTGACAGCCGCAAGCAGTCTTCTGAAATCGACCAGCTCAAGGCGCGGTGTGATGAACAGTCTGAATTATTGGAGGTCTGGCGTACATGGCTCGGCTCCAGTCGTGAAAGCTGCGACGAACCTGGCAAGCTGCTGTGGGATCGCATCGCCGCCCTGTCCAAGCCAGCCAAGGACGATCCTGTCGAGTACGGCCCCACTCCAGGGTGCAAACAGTGTCAGGAGGCAGAAGATTGCGGGCTCACCGACTGCCCTGAGTGCGATGCTCAACTTTGCGAGGACGTTAATGGTGACGGCGTCAGGCCAGCCGGGAGCGAGAAGGTATGAGCGAGAAAGATACTCTGGCGGCCTGTCACGGCCAGCTCATGGAAGCGCTTGAGACGATGGGTGAGCTAGAGGACGACGAAGCCCACGCCGATCTGTATTGGGAAATAAAGGACGCTGCTGATTCTGTACATAAGAGACTGGAGAGTCTGAAATGACAACCAAACCGAACGACGTGCGTGAGTCGCGTGAGCTGCTGCCTTGTCCGTTCTGCGGTGGGAAGGCGCGGCTTGAAACCATCGAAGATGGACTTTGTTCTCCCCAGTGTTGCGAGTGCGGAGTAGAGCTTATGAATGGCACCGAGGGCGTAGGCTGGTATGCGACTGAGCAGGAAGCTGCCGCAGATTGGAACAGACGCGCCCAGCCAGCCGATCAGCAGGGCGAGCCGGTGGCGCACTGCGTGGAGCGGCGTAACGGTTATGGGGAATGGATCAACGACGCAAAGTCCTGGGTTGATGGCGCGCCATGCTGCGAGATTGTGGAGTACTGCGCAAAGTATCCTGAACTGATGCGTGTTCGGCTGGCATACGCCCAGCCCGCCACAGCGAAGGTGGATGAGCGACTGACGCAGGCGACTGCTTTCGTGCAGAAGCTTCGTGATGCGGCAGCCGGACAGCCGAGCTTTGCCACTGGCTACCTAAGCGACATCCTGGACGTGCTTCAAGGCCGCGCCAAACTGAACACCCCGCAGTAACCACCCCCTCTCAATCAATTCAATGTCAGCCGCGTGTGCGGCAAGGACGAAGTCATGCCCGAAGAAAAGTTGATAGGCCCCGTCGAAGTCACTCGCGACGAGAACGGCTACTGGCATCACCCGGGAATTCCAAGCTTTGATGGTGGCGAAGATCCTGAACCGTACCGGACCTGGCTTCGGGTGCAGGGCCTGGAAGTGAAGTCCAACTCGCTTGAAAACGATCTTGAGTGGCACCCTTATTGGGATGGCGAAGCGCATTGCCGAGGCTGGGAACCGGAAGCGCCAGGGTCGGAATGGTTTCTTTTGTCGATTTTCGATACCGAAGATGGCCCATACGTGCAGTGGGCGCGGCGGGTGGTGACGCCATGACCCAGGCCAAGGAAAGACCGATCCTGTTCAGTGCGCCGATGGTGCGTGCCATCCTGGAAGGCCGGAAGACGGTCACACGGCGCGAGGTGAAGAAGCCAGCCGCGCTGGATTGTCTGGCTGCCGGTTTCGAGCCTGCCTTTCTGGCACTGCCTGGCAACGCTGACCTATGTCCATACGGCAGGGCCGGCGACCGGCTATGGGTGCGAGAGACGTGGTCAGACGTGAACTTGCAGGGCCCACCAGGCATCGCGTATCGAGCAGACGGCGACGTGCGCGACTTGATGGAAGATGCCAGCTTCCTCAATGAGGACGGCGCATTCAACTACGACGATCCGCGCTCGAAGCCCTACCAATTTGCCTGCTGGTCAGAAGATTTGCTCGGCGGCAAAGAAGGCCGTTGGCGCCCATCCATCCATATCCCGCGCTGGGCCAGCCGCATCCTGTTGGAAATTACAGACGTGCGCGTCGAGCGGTTGCAGGATATCAGCGAGGATCAGGCCAAGGCCGAAGGCATAAGGCTTTACACCGATCATGCCGAGCTCGGTGAGTGGTGGCACGTCGATGGGATCGAAACCTACAGCGCTGACCCGCGCAAATCGTTCGAGCTTCTCTGGACATCCGTCGGTGGCGACTGGAACGCAAACCCGTGGGTCTGGGTAGTCGAGTTCAAGCGCGTAACGCCATGACCCTACCGCACCATAAAGATCAGCTCTCCCCTGTCAGTCATCGCCATGCCGTACTTGAGCCGGCCCAGGTACTGCTCGTGCATTGAGTAAACCCGGTCATCGATGATTCTGAAAATGAGGGTCCTGCCCGACCATATGTTGCCGTCAGCGCCGCGCTGACCCAGCTTGGCGTTATACGGCCCGTAAACCTCGTTCGTGGCTGTGGTGCATTCCATGACCTCTCCTTGGTGCTGCACCAGCTCCAGCTGGCTGCGTGGACCATAGCAGTGAACTGCAGAACCTGCCTGATCACCCATTCCGCCGCCCAGCGCGGCCTGGAGCCTTTACCGTGGAAGCAGAAATACTTACAGACCAAGAGTTGGCCGACCTGACCGGCTACAAACACAGAGCGCATCAGCGAAAATGGCTCAACGAACGCAACTGGATTTTCGTAGAAAGCCGTGGCGGGCGACCTCTGGTGGGTCGGATGTTCGCACGCATGAAACTCGGCATGACACCGGCGCCCGCCGGTGACCACAACCCTCCCCCGGCGCGCCCAGCTTGGACACCGGACTTTTCCAGAGTGAACTGAAATGCGCCCCCGGAATACTGAGAACAGGGATTTACCGCCAGGGATGGTACGGCGCAAGCGCCCCCGCAAAAACGGAACTGTATGGGTGGGGTATTACTATCGGGACGCCAACGGCAAAGAGCTTCCGTTGGGCGGGGACTTGGATAAGGCGAGACTCAAATGGGCTGAGCTTGAGGCAAAGGCAAAGCCAGTTGACTTGAAGATCATGAAGGGGATTTTTGACCGGTACGAGCGGGACATAATCCCGAAGAAAGCTGCGCGAACGCAGAAAGACAACAAGGCTGAATTGAAACACCTGCGTAAGGGTTTCGAGAGTGCGCCGATTGACGCGATCACCCCGTCAATGGTCGCCCAGTATCGAGACGCGCGGACAGCAAAGACCAGAGCAAACCGAGAAATTGCGCTGCTCTCTCATGTTTACAACATGGCGCGTGAATGGGGATTCACAGATCGCGAGAACCCCTGCGCCGGGGTACGCAAGAACAAGGAAAAGGTCCGAGATTATTACGCGAATGACATGGTCTGGGCTGCTGTATACGGGCAAGCCCCGCAGGAGCTAAAGGATGCGATGGACCTGGCTTACCTAACCGGTCAGCGCCCAGCTGACGTTATCGCGATGAACCGAGGCGATATTGAGGGCGACTACCTCAATGTCCAGCAAGGAAAGACCGGGAAGCGTCTGCGCATTCAGATGCAGAACAGCGGCGTTCCAAACAGCTTGGGCCTGCTGATAGGCGCAATAATGCTCAGAAACGCGAAGCACATATCCCATCACTTCATTTTGAGCAGGACCGGCATGCGCGTTTCTCAGCAGATGCTTCGTAACCGATGGGACGAAGCTCGGGAAGCAGCACGCCTTTCTGCCATTGCCGATGGCAGGGCTGACGACGCAGAGAAAATACGGCAATTCCAGTTCAAGGATATCAGGCCGAAAGCCGCGTCCGAGATCACAGATATCGCAGACGCCAGCCTGTTGCTGGGCCACTCTAAACAGGAGATAACGAAGCGCGTCTACCGCCGGATCGGCGCTGTCGCGCAGCCTTCAAAGTGA